CTCCAATACCATTGATATAGATGTTGCCGATACCGGCCTTAACATCATCAATGCTTTGATGCAAAATGTCGGTCAGTTTGCTTTCATTGTTTCTCTCCTTTGTTTCGGTGCTGTTGTTCTCCGTGTGCTTATTCGAAAGGCGGTGGAAGGGTGACATTTCTTGATTTCTTCAAAGGCGTTATTACTTTCTTCGGTGCTGGCGGGGCTTACGTCATTGCTTTTGTTGTCCTGCTCGTTGGTCTTGGTGTTTATAAGTTTGTGAAGGACTGGTTGCCATGGTAAATTTTGTTGAAACTATGAAGGTGTGCACAGCCTTTGTTGCTAACATTCTTTCTATGTCTTTCTTCGGTTTCGGCACCTTCGGCAATTTCGTTCTAGTTTGTTTAGCACTTTCGCTTGTCGGCTTTGTGCTTCGTTCAATCTGGGGTGGTGATAACAGTGATTGAGATTCCTAAAATTGTATACGGCCCTTGGCAAGATGCTCATGATGGCCGCATGTATTATACCGTCATGTATGACGGTCAAGACAAGTCCGAGGATATGCTTGTAGACGCTTACGATTATCTCGTAGCTTCTGCAAAGGCTGTGGAGACGCTGGATCAGCAGCAGTCCGCATCTGAGTTGGTGCCTGCGCAGTCCCCGCCTGAGCCGGCAGAAATTGTTCCTGTTGAGGAAGACCATACCGGCCTGCCGGAATATGTGACAGCTCCTGAGGAGATGGAAGAGCTGCCGTTTGAAGGGAGTTTAACCGCATATGATGACCGAGCAGCAAATACTCCAGCTTTGTATGCTAATCTCCCTGCTGTTAGTAATTCTTTCACTAACATTATGGATTGGTTCGGCGATACGTTTTTTATTGAACGTACTGAGACGGTTCATACATCCGGCTATACATCTCAAAGGATCTCCACTTCTTCTTCGTATCAACTTATTCAACTGCCGTATGAGGAAGATTCCACGACTACTTCCCAAGTTCTCAACCCGCAAGCGTGCGTTTCTGCTCTTCTTGTTGTCCTCGTTTTTATTACTACTGTTACTTGGCTTAAAAACGCGATCTGGGGGCGCATGTACTGATGGAAATTCTACCTTTTCAGTTCTGCTTCGGTATATTCTCGGTTCCTGAAATTGGCTATTTCATTGTTTTTGCCGCTGTTTTTTGCATGTTGGTTCTCCTATTCCGTCCGTGAGTAGGTTCCAAAATATTTTCGAAAGGGTGATGACTTCAGACTCCTACTACTTCTATCATTGGTACGCTGCTTTCTCAGGTCGGCGAATTTTTCACTCAGATGATTACTTGGATGGGTCAACTGATTGACTTTTACGAGGAGCAGCCAATTCTCCTTGTTTTCGTCATTCTGACGATTGCAAGTATCGTGCTTCGTCTTCTCCGTCGCTGGATTCCCGGTCGCTCCTAATGTGAGAGAAAACGCCGCCGACCATTTTTTTGGTCGGCGACGTTTTCTCGTTTTAAGAAAGGATTATATGTCATGCTTTATGGTATTCTTATCTTTTGTGTTTGCTGGTTATTTGTTTATATCGATAACTATTGCAAAAACCCCTACAAATTGGAGGCTGTTGTGGGTTCAAAAGGTTCTGGAAAATCTCTGTATATGTCTCGTGTTGCTGACCGCTGGCTTCGTTCTAACAAGGGGCTTATCTATTCTAATATGGGTATTGGTTACGAGTTAGAATCGGAATATTGGAAACAGTCCTTTCTCCCTGATTCCCTTATTCTCATAGATGAGATTGGCGTCCTCCATTCTAACCGTGATTTTAAGTCTATGCCCCGTGAAGCTGTTGAATTTTTCAAGATGCAGCGCAAGTATCATCTGACAATTATTGTTAGCAGTCAGACCATGGATTTTGATAAAAAGATTCGTGACCTCTGCGACCGTATCTATTTATGTAACCGGATTGGCTGGTTCTGCCGTCTCACTCCCTATCGCTCTTGTATCGCTATGGAACATCGCCCTGAGGGAGGCCAAGAGCTGGTTAACACGGTGCGAAAGGCGGGTCGGGCTAAGTGGTATACTATTCCAAAGTCCGTGAAGCAGGTAAGTGGTTTAGAATACGATACGGAGCAGGTTATCAGCAAGACCTCGAAATAAAAAACTTCCCCCCGTGCCCTTTAGGGTTAGGGGGGTTGTTTTTTTTAATAATTTTTATTTTTTTTATCTCCTTGAGCCTTGAAAGCCTTGCTATTGCTGACTTTTTTGTTTCTGGTGCATCGTGCGGCTCTCCGGGCAGTTGCAACGTTTAGTCACGCGATAGCGTCTCCACCGCGTCCCCCGTCCCCGCAAGGGCAAAGCCCTTGCCCTTCCAAAACAAACTGGCAGGGGCTACCGTTGCGCTCCTTGCGGCGTGATGGTGGGGAAGGTGTAATACCCCCACCTGAGTAGAAGAAAGGGTTTGACAAGCCCCCCCGCCTGTGGTATGGTTGCTGTAAAGAGTGAAAGGAGAAATATCATGAGTACTTACGTTTTACGCCTTGACTATGCAACTTTTGCCTTTACGCCCGGGTCGGTCGATTTGAACCGTGTGCAGTCGGTTCTTGCTGCTGGTGCTGACCTTGCTTTTCGTCAGTTTGGCATTTATGACACTTCACCTTATCAGTCTCCCTTGGGATTGTACTATAAGCCGTATTGCGGCTCGAAAGAGAATCCGCATATCTTGCAAGTCTCCGGCTCGGCCTGTGAGCATTTCCGTGAAACGCTCCCTTGTCTTGGTAAGGTTCTCCGCGATGGCGGGGAGCAGGCGCATTTCCGGCGTCTTGATTTCGCTTTCGATGTTATTATGTCCCGCTCCGACTGGCGTAAGTTTCTTTCTGATTGTTTCGCCTATTCGATGGAGCAGAACCGTCATAGAAAAAAGTTCCTGCTGCAAGGTTCCGGCGAAGCCATGACTATTTATATCGGTTCTCGTAATTCTGACCACTTTTTCCGTGTCTATAACAAGACGCTTCAAGACCCTTCCTATTTGTTTATCAACGCTGACGGCACTACTACTCCTGTTGCCGATGATCAGTGCGTTATTCGTTATGAGATTGAGTGCAAGCGCGTTAGTCGTTCTCGTGGCGGTCAGAATGTTACTTTTGACCCCTCCCCCATGTTTGACTGGTATTATTCCGATTCCCAGTTGCTTTTTGATGAGGTCAAAAAGCAGTGGCTTTCTTTTGGTAATGAAGTAATGCTCCCTGCCGGCTTCGAAGATGCTTCTTTTGTCACTGACATTGACGTGAAACACCTGCATCCGCTTGTAGGGGATATTGTATCCCCTTATAAGGAAGTCTGCTATGCCAATGTCTCCGCGCGTCTCCATGACTATCCTCACGCTTTCGAACGGTCGCTTGAATTCGCCGCCCAGCGCTATGGCGCTTATGTACCCTATCTGCTTAGAGATGAGCGTTTGCTTACCATCTGCAAGGAAGCTGCTCGTGTTCGCTTCGGCTTTGACATTGATTTTTATGTTGACTTTGATGATACAGGCCGTTTTGAATTTGAAGTGATTTCCGATGATTCTTTCTCCCCGTGGTCAGAGGTCGGAGAGTTTGAACAAATAGATATTCTAAAAGGAAAGGAGCAATTAGTCTATGCGGATTTTGGTTGTAGGTAAATCCCGCCGAGCTGGTACCTCTAAGGCTGGCAAAGACTACGATTTTACTACTCTCATGGTCGAGTATGACATGCGTGCAAACGATGATAACTCGGGCGTGCAGGTCGATAGAATCAACGTTAGTGCCTCTATGATGCCTTTCGCGTTGGTAGAAGTTGGTGCAACCTATAATCTCGACTTTGACCGTAATGGGTATCTGCTCGGTGTCGAAAAAATTTAATTTCAACCTCCATTCACTCTTTGGCCGCTCCGGCGGCCTCTGGCGGGGTGGTGCAACGGTAGCACATCACGCTCTGAACGTGAAACTTCTGGTTCGAATCCAGACCCCGCAACCATTTAGAAAGGAAGTGCCGATATGCGTAAATTTAAGATGGGCATTCGCAGACTCGGGGCTTCCTTTGCTTCTTTTTTAATGGTTTGTTGTCTTTCCGCTCCGGCGTTCGCTGCTAATAATTGGCCTGTTTCTCCTTCTGATTCTGATTTTCGGGCTCATCCGAATTCTTGGTATGTTTGGCAGCGTAAATCTATTTCTGCTTATACCGGCTATGAGTTAATTTGTAGTCCTGTTGAAGAATCTTCTAGATACCCTGATTGTTTGTCGTCTGGTTGGTTTCCATATTCTACCGATTCTGGAACTTGGTCTTATTCTTCATCTAATTCTAAGCGTACTTATATGTATGCTGTTCCTTATATTCCTAGTTCTGATTTCGGTTATCTCTCTGATTTTCCCGTTTTCCCTGTTGGTGAACCTTCTTTTTCTACTGGTGTTCTTCGTGTTTACCCTGTTAAGTGGCGCGGGTATTTGAGTGGCATTTCTGATGTCTTTTCTGACCGTTCTGTATTCGGTTATTTGACTTCTTGGCCTTCCAATTCTTCTTCTTCTTCTTATTCTGATTATTTCAATAACGAAGTTCTTAATTACAAGCCTATTTATTTTCCATCTAACATTTTCTTCTTTGGGGATAAAACTGATACTTCGACTAATCATACTTCTTTCTCCATTCAAAATGGAGATAATAATTTCTGGGCTACTCCTTCTAATAGTAATTATTTGCATTTGTCCAAGTCTCATTTGAGTACACCGGGGTTTCGTTCTTTCCCCTCTAATTTTTCTATTCCCTCTTCAGATGTTGGGCTCGTTTTTTGTAAGCGACCTTCTGGAGATGGTATGCACGTTTATAACTCGGAATTTGATGTTTCTCTATCTTTTGGATTATCTCTTTGGGTTCCTGACGCCTTGCTTCCTGCTGATGTTGCTGTCGGTGACTGGATTTCGAAGACTGATGTTGAATCTCTTCAGGATCAGCTGGTAAAAGATTTCGATGTCAACTCCGATACTCTAGAAAACTCAAAGCAAAATTTCGATTCTTGGCAAAACTCCAATACCATTGATATAGATGTTGCCGATACCGGCCTTAACATCATCAATGCTTTGATGCAAAATGTCGGTCAGTTTGCTTTCATTGTTTCTC